GGTGCCAATCGAGATTCCGTTCAGCACTACACCGCCGTTCCCGTCATCTCGGGCGATCTGGGTGGGGTCGCGCCAGATCGAGACGGCGATGCCCATCTCCTGCAATTGAGCGAAGGTGTACGCGCCGAGAACCGCCTCGTCGGTGAACGTGTTCCACTCGACTTCGAGCGAGCCCGGTTCAATGGCCCCCAAGGTCGCGGTGACTGGCAGCGTCCCCACACCATTGCGGGAGGGGTGAGCGAACGAGTCCTCCTGCTTCGGGCCTGCGACGTAGCTCACAGTGAGTTGCGTGCCCACCGCTGGCAGCACATTGGGCGCGAAGTCCACGCGGTTCTGCGCAACGCTCAGACTGCCAGTGGCAGCACCCGACAGCACGCCCGACGTGGCTGCCGTTGCCGTCTTTGTGCCGCCGTACTCCCAGGACACGGTGAGCGACCCGGGTTGCACCGCCGTCCCTGCAGGTGGGTTCAATGCTAGGCTTTGGGCGGCCTTCAGGGTGGTGGACGGCTGCTGCGTCTCCTGCGTCGGCACGTTCCAGGTCAGCACGAGCGAACTGCCGACGTCGGGCAATGCGCCCAAGGTGACGACGAACGCGCCGGTGTTCCGGTTGAAGGTGCCCGCGCCGTAGCTGGCGTCCAGGCCCTTGAGGGAGCCGTTGCCACTGTCGGAAAGCACATACCAGCGCCCTTGGGCCATGTAGCTGATCGACAGCGTGCCGGGCTGCGGCACCGGGTTGACCGTACCCACGTAGGACTGGCTGCGCGACTCGGGCGTGACCGGGATCTCCGAGCTTTGCGGCGCACGCAAAATCTGCGCGGCAGGCGTGTAGGTGACCGCTTTCGCGTTCGACATCGTCCCCGAGTTCAGGGTCAGGATGCCGTTGGCGTAATCGATGGTTCCGACCGTCCCGCTGGCGGTTTTGAGCAGGCCTGCGTCGTCAAAGATCGTGATGCCGTCCGTGCCGATGGTCAGTGACCCTGGCAAGCAACCGCCCGGCAGATTGAATTTGATGCTGGTCGTCCATGCGTGGCTGGCCGTGTAGCTCACCGCGACGGCCCCTGGTACTGGCAGTCCTGCTGCCGCATACGGCGGCACGAAGGAAATGGGCGTCTCGGTCTGCGCGCTCGGCACCAACTGCGTGTAGATCGAGGTGCCCTTGATCGTGAAGTCGCCGACGGCGGCGGCCTGCGTCAGCGGTACTACCCCGACGTAGGTTCCGGCGTCCGCCACGACCGTGTCGCGCGTCTTGGTGCTATTCGCGGCGCGAGTGAACGTCCGCGTCGCGGGCGAGCCTGTGAAGTCGTAGCGCAGGGCGTCGCTGATGTCGACCGTGACGATGCTGGCCTTGTAGTCCTTGTCACCGTCGTAGGTGAAGGTGCGCTCGACGACAGACACCGAGGTGGCCCGGACGTACTGCTCCTTCTGGGTGCCCAGCCCCTCGTTCTCGATCAAGACCAGCGTCTGGCCGACATTGGTAACGGTGTCGGTGGTGCGCTGGAAAAGCTGAATGACGCGCTGGCCTGCGATGTGGTTCTCGAACAGGTAGCCCGCCCACTCGGGGCCCTTGTTGAGGTAGGCCTCGATGCGGACTTGCGCCTGCTCGCGGGTGTCGAAGGTCTTCTCGGTGCTGAACAGGGTGACGCTGACACGGGCATCCTGCGGCGGCTCGGCCACGATCACATTGGCACCGAAGTAGGTGTCGGTGTCGTCGGTCTGCACCGAGACGAAGGACTTGCGCAGGTTGACCCGGCCTCCGGCGCGGTCCAGTTCCGAGATGTCAGGGAAGATGGCGTTCGAGACACCATCGGCAATGGTGTTGCCCCTGGGCGCGCCACCGCCCTCGGGCACGTCCGCCATCACGGCGGACTTCAGCAGTTTCACGTCGCCGGATTGGATCGGCATTTCAGATCTCCAGGAATCGAAGGGTCAGGCGATAGAAATCGGAATCGGCCCGCGCCGGAATACCCAGCACGGGTTCGGCTTCGATGGCCGTTTCTGCGTGGCGGAAGGCCACGGTGAACGTGCGGCCATCGTTGAGGCTCAGGACGAAGCGGCCTGTGGCATTGCCGACGGGAATTGCCGCCCACGCACGCAGCTGCTCGACCGTGGCGCGCGTGACCCAGGCCATATCGGGTGCGCCCACCAGCGTGATGGGACGACCGGCTTGCCGGGTGGCAGACTGGATCAGCAAGGCTCCGGTGATGAGGTAGGACGTGGACGCCACAGCGGGCGACCATGCGTGCTCATCACTCCACAGCAAATCGTCAGGCAATGGCAAAGCCACCCCGGCATCGAGGTTCGTCAGTTGCATCGGGAATCCTTCAGGCAGAGAAACAGGAGCGCACGGTCAAGCCGTGCGGGCGCGGGCGGCGTCCAGCAGTTGCAGCAGACGAGACTCGTCTCGTGCGTCGACGGTGGCGTTCACCTTCTGCTGCCCCGAGGACAGTTCCACGCGCACCGTGCGGCTGGGCCCGGCATCGCTGGCCAGCACCGGTCGGGCCAACCGCGAGCCACTTGGCTGCACCAGCCCACCCGTGGCGAAGCCCTGGACGCCCGTGAGCGCCCGACCAGCCAGGGCTTGCGCCGGGGCGGACAAGTTATTGATTGCCTCGAAGAAGCCAGCGCCGTAGCGGGAAACGGCATCCTTGTTCACGACAAACTCGCCCGGCGTGAGCATCGCCGGGACGGTATCGGACTTGGCCATACCGCCGCGCCGGTAGAACTCGCCCTGGTTCTGCTCCATGTAGTCGATCAGCTCGCGCTCCAGGTCTTTGCCCCAGAGCAGCGGCTGGGCCATCGCCTGCCGCCACGTCTGCTTGATACGTTCCAGGTTCTGGCGCTCGTTGCCGGTGAGCGTCTTGCGGCTGATGAAGTCCTCCAGCGCACGCCGATCCTGCTGCGCCTGCTTGCCGTAGCTCTCCATCGTCTTGCTGCGCATATCCAGACTGACCGAGGCACCGTAGTTCCACTGCAGCCAGCCCGTGTACTCGTTCATCCCTTGCAGGCCGAGGTCGATCATCTTCAGAGCTTCGACCGCCTCCCGGTTCTTCTTCGGGACTATCGGTTTGCCATCGGGATCGGTACCTTGGGGGCGACCGTTGCCAAAGGCCTGCACGCGGCCGCCGACGGCGAATCGGGCCACACCGTTGGCCAGCCGGGAGAGCGCACCGCCGCCGTACTTCTGCACCGCGGCCTTGCGAATCACGAAGGCACCGGCCTCCAAGGTGCGCGGCACCGTGTCGTGGTGGCCCGAGCCGGGAACCGATCCGCCGCTCATTCGGGGAAAGGCTGGGGCAACAGCACCGCCGTCAGCAAAGCGGCGCACGCCACTGCCCACCAACCCACCAGTGGCGTTTGCCTCCACCTTGCGCACGTAGATCGTGTGCGTGCTTGAGGTGTTGGCCCCGTTGAGACTCATGATTTCGGCGCGGGCCGCATCGGCGTTGGTGCTGACCTGATGCCGGGACTCGGTCTGGATACGATCCAGCGCCTTGATCATCCCCTCGACGTTGGTGATCGCGGCCTGCGCCTTCTCGGTCGCCACCTTCAGTTCGAACTGCGAGTTCTGGTCGGCGTAGGTCTTGAGCTTGTCCAGCGCCTCTTTGGCCTTGGACACGTCGGCATCGACAGGCAGGGTCTTGCCTTCCTTCAGCAGCTGCTCGTACTGCTGCAGCTTCTTCTCTGCCTCCTGCAAGTCGGCCTGAATCTTGAGCAGGTACTCCTTCTCGGCGATGGCCTTGTCGAGATCGGCGATGGCTTTGTCGAAGCGGGTCGTGTCGGCATCCAGCGTGACCTTCAGACCGTCTTTCAGCTTGGCCGTGATCTGGTCGATCTGGCTTTCGGTCTGGGTGAGGGTCTGCTGGATCTGGTCGCGCGCGGTCAATGCCGACTGCGCGGCGGTCTGGTGCGCCTTGGCTTCTGCATCCAGGGTCTTGTTGAGAATCTCTTCCGATTCCCGGATGCGCTGGATGGCTTGATTGACGCCATCCTTGCTCTGTGCGATCTGTGCGTCGGCATCCTTGGTCTTCTGGGCCAGTTCGACGCGCAACGCGTCTGCTTGGCGCATCAGGGCTTCGGCTTGCGCATATTCCTGCTTGCGGTAGGCATCGCGGGACTGCGATTCCAGTTGGGTGACCTGCGAAACCGCCTGCTCGGACTGCTTGCGGGCGTCCTCACCGCGCTTGGCTTCACTAGTTTGCGAGCTGGCCACCTGCGAGGCCAAGTCCATCGCCTTCTGGGCCAGTTGCCGCGCCTGCTCGAACTCGCCATTGGCCAGCGCCTCGCGGGCCTTCCCCTGGTACTCGGCGATCTGACGCTTGCGGTCTTCCGTGGCCTCGAAGTCGGTCATGCCCTGACGACGGATGTCGCGGACACGTTCCTCGGTCGTCATCGAGAGCTGGCGCTTCTCCTCCTCGATGCGTTTGATCTCGGCCAGATGCCGGTTGGCCTCGGCGTTGAGCGCGTCGATGTGCTGCCGGTACTCGGCCAGCGCCTGCGTCATCGTCTGGCGCTTGGTGGCCAGGATGTCGTTTTCGACCCGCTGGACGTTGGCGCGGCGCTCTTCTTCCGTCTGACCCTGGCGGCGGGCCGACTCGACCCGGGCCTTCGACTCATCGTCAATGAGTTTCAGCGTGTCGGTCGTGGACTGCCGCCGCAGCGTTGTCTGCTGCGTGAGGGCATCTGTCAGCAATTGCGTCGACTTGGTGATCAGCGCCGCTTCGGACTGCTTGGATGTCTCCAGCGCCGACTGTTCCTGCTGGTAGCGCGCCTTGACCGCTTCGATCTGCCGCAGCAGGTTGGCCTCAACGATGGACGTCAGGCCCTTGTAGGCCTCGGCCATTTTGGCGGTGGCGTCGTTGACCGTCTGATTGGCCTTGCCGACGGCCTGCTCAACCTCACCAAGGCGGGATTTCAGCTTCTCCAGAGCGCTGTGGACGGCCTCAATGCCGCGACCGACCGCTTCCTGCGTGCCCTGGCGCACAGCCTCCAGACGCTTGGCGATTTCCTCGGCGGCGGTAGCGGCGGTGTTCATCGCACCCTTGGCAGCATCCGCCCCCTTGGTCGCGTCGGCATACATCTGCGCGAAGATCTGGTTCATCTCGGCGAGACGGGCCTCGTGGCGCTTGGTGGCCTCTGCAATCGTGTCCGACGTGAAGATGGCGGCGAAGGCTTCCCAGCGGTAGCGCAGCTGCTCAACCGCCTTGACCAGCATCTCGACCATGAAGATGCCCGCCTTGCGGGCGATCTCGAATTTCTCCGACAACCAAGTCCCGATCTCCCAGCCGACCAGGAACGCGCCCAGCACGGCGAACGCCGTCTTGAGCACGCCGACGCTGGCTACGGCGGCCGACACCGACAGATTCGCCGTCGTCCACGCCGCAGCGGTGGCGCTGGCGGCTGTGACGGCCGCCGCACCGGCGGTCTGCCACGCCGTGATCAGCGCCGGGATCAGGCGGTAGATCAGCACGGCCAGCCCGACTTCGGCGATGCGCTTGAGCCACTGCATCACCGTGTCGAGGTTGTTGGCAAGAAAGGTCAGCGCCTCGGCCAGCTTCTTGGTCAGGCCCGTAGATTCATCGACCCGGTTGATCCACTGCCCGAAGGCATTGCGCAGGCGCTCGAAGGCCTGGCTCACCGTCTGCGGCAGTTGGGCGTACTCGCTGGCCAGCTTGTCCTTCTGGCTCATGAGCGCGTTGACCACCACGTCAGCAGTCAGGCGGCCTTCTTCGGCCAGCTTGCGCAGCCGCCCGATGGGCACGTTCAGACCATCGGCCAAGGCCTGCGCCAGACGGGGGCTGTTCTCGACGACGGAGTTGAATTCCTCTCCCCGCAGCACCCCGGAGGCGAGCGCCTGCCCGAACTGCAGCAGGGACGACTGCGCCTCGGTGGCCGATGCGCCCGACAGGCGCAGTGCCTGCGAGATGCTCTCGGTGATCGTGAGCGCGTCCTTCTGCTCGCCACCCAGCATCCGCACGGCCTGCTGGAGCTTGCCGTACAGGGCGGCCGTTTCCTGAATCGGCACGCCAATGCGCTGGGCGATGTCGAACAGGGCCGCTTGGGCAGTGGTGAACTCACGCTGACCCGCCGTCGCCAGCTTCAGGCGCGCGGACATCATGTTCCAGGCGTCGGCGATCTGAACGATATCCTGCACCTTGCCAGCGACCCAGCTGATCGACAGGAAGGCCAGCAACTGCGTCTTGGCCGTCCCCACCTGATCGCCGAAGGCTGACATCCCGGCCTTAACCTCAGCTATTCCGGCGGCAGCCTTCGCTCCAGCGGTCTTGGCGGTGGTCGACAGCTCACCGAGACTGCGCTCGGCCGACGTGATGGCACGTTTGAGCCCATCGTCGGCCCCTTCGAGCGCGACGAGGATGGAAATTCGCTTGGCCATGAATCAATCCACCGTGCTGATCTGCTTCTCGACCGCCGCCGCCAGACGCGGGATACGACCCGCGACCAAGCGCTCGACATCGAGGCGCTTCCTGAGCGCAACCTTGGGCACCAGGACGGCAATCGGGATGTCCGCGCCGCGTTTGAGGCGCTTGATGCCCTCGGCCTTGCGGTAGCGGCGCTTGAAGCCCGCCAGAGGCCGGTCGTGCTCTTTGATGTTCTCGGCCATCAGGACGATGTTTCCCTTCGCGTTCTTGATGAAATAGGCATTGCCGCCGCGCATCAGCTCGGCCACCTGCGCCTTGAAGCGCTTGCGGCCAACCCGACCGTTCAGTGGAATCAGCATCCGCCCGGCAATCTGGCCGCCGGTCTCGTGCATCCCCGACCACGGAATGCGCGAGCCCACGTAGAGCGCTGGCAATCGGTTCGGGTCTTTGTCCAGCACCTTGGCGCTGAAGCCCTTGAGGAAGGACTTCTTGACCACGGCCATCTGGCTGGCGACGTGGCTGCGCACGTCCTGCTTGAGTTCGACTGCCTCGCTGGCAATCGCCCGAGACACCGCCTTCTTGACCTTGTCGCGGAACTCGCCGCCCCAACGGCGCAATTGCGCCTGGGCGGCTGCGCTATCGATCTGGACGGAAATGCGCATGGTGATCAGGCACGGTCGGTGGCCTTGTCAGTAAGTCGGTCGAGGGTTTGGTCGAGGTGGCGGGCATCGCTGCGCGTGCCGATGGCAATCACGGACAGCAGCCGTGCATCGCGGGCCGCATCGGTGCGCGCCGTCGCTGCGACGAAGCCGCGCACCTGCGCCAACGTGTAGTCGAGGATGTCTGGCAGGCGGTGGCCGTGCTCGATCAGGTGCTGGACGGCATCGAACCAGCCGCCACCTTCACGATGGGCGGCAGCTTCACTTGGCCAAACAGGCCGTCGAGCTTCGGCATCACCGTCCGGGTAAAAAAATCGGCGTTCACCTCGATCACCTTGGCCGCCAGCAGGATTGCCTCGTCGGCAGCCAGTTCGTCGACCCACGCCCGAGGCTTGCCGACGGCAATGGCGATGGCCGACAACAGGTCATCACCACGCTCGCCGAACAGCGCCTGCCAGTCGATGTTGGAGGCAGTGAGCTGCTGCATCACCGGCGAGATCGCCCGCAAAAAGCCGGGCATCTGCCCCACCTTCAGCGGTTTGATGGCCAGCGGCTCACCGTCGATCACCAGTTCGACCGCCTGCGGAATGAGGGTGTCCAGATCACTCATGGCGGCACCCATCACAGTTGCACGATGCGGCCGAACTGGCCGAGCACCGCGTCGAAGGGCTTGGTGGTGTCGGCCAGCAGCGATCCCTCCAGCTCGAACTTGTTGTACTCGTCCGAGATGAAGGAGATTTCCTTCAGCGGATCGAAGGCCACGCGGTAGAGCTCGACCAGCACCTTGGCATTGCCCTGGGCCGTGTTGATGCCTTCGAGCCGCAGGAAGCGCTCGGGCAGCGCCTGCGTGAAGATGCCGATCTCGGTGGCCACGCCGTAGGCGTAACTGGCCTTGAACGGCGCAGTGAAGCCGGTGGTATCCAGAAACTGGAGGGCACCGAAGTCGGGATCAGCCGTGTAGTTCGTGCCCAAGACCAGGGTCGCGGGCGTGCCTGCCGAATCCACCACGACCAAGGACGACACTTTCGGGTGGGCAAGGAAATAGCGGTCGCCCGCAATCGGCGTGGCACCGCCCACCGGCTCGGCGGTGACCGTTCCCGGCGTGCCGACGACGTGGTTGCCGTAGAGAGCCAGCGCAAGGTTCTCCTTGGTGAATTCCTCGATGGTGAGGTTCACGGTGGCGGACTTCTGCTTGACCATCCGGTGATCCAGCGAGCGCTGGCCGGTCTGGCTCTCGTAGTGCTCCAGGACGTCGGTCTTGAGGGAGAGCTTCAGCTCGGCGACGTTGCCGGGCGAGCGCACTTCGATGGGAAGACCGTCGGTGTCGCGCTTGCCGAGAAAGACGCGGCCTTGAAAACTGGCATAGGTGCTCATTGCTTGGGTTCCTTGCGTTGGAGGGGTTTGGGTTCGGGAATGGGTTCAGCGGTTGGGGCGGTCGGCTCCGGCGTGGCGATGTCGTGCGAGATCAACCAGTCGGCTGATGTCGCGTCGCTCTCGATCCGGTCACCGACGCCATAGGTCTTGCCCGCGTGGGTGTGCGGGCGTGTCAGAACAAGCTGGGTCATAGGGGTCATCCAAGGGTTGAAAGGTCATTGGCCAGCGTCCGGTACGTGATGCGGTAACGCGCCGGGAGCGCCACGGCCACCGCATCGGCGTCCTCGACTTCCCACTCGCTCTCCTGTTCCCGGATGCCCAGCGCCAACCCACCAAACGTGCCATCCGCGAACAGAGCGGCGTGCGCGGCGGTGAGCAGGCGGTCGGCATCGGTTTCGGGAGACGCGGGTGGAACGGCCCGAGCCAGAGCCACGACGCGAACGGTCAATTCGCGTGTGACGCGGTCGTTGGCGCGCTCAGTGATGGACTCCGACTCGGGAAACACCGCGAGCGCCGGGCAAAGTTCGCGGCTGATGGCCACCGTGGGCGACCGGTGCAGCGTGGCCCCGAGCCCTTCGACTGCGGGACGGGCAGCCGCCATCACCGCCAGCAGAATCCGCTCGCGGATGGAGTTGTCTGCCATGGGTTTACAGCCGGGTGAGCTTGGCGCGGATCTCGGAGCCGTCACCCACGGCCCGGATGTCTCGCACCTGGAAGGACGTGCCACCGATTTCGACGACTTCGCGGGCAACAAGCCCCCCGAACGCCGTGACCGGGTAGGTCATCTCGTAGTCGGTGCTCAAGGTCAGGCCGTCGAGAAGGGACTCATCCGGCGCGGCAAAGCCGACCTGATGCCGTTGCGATGGCGCACCGTTCGACGGATACCAAAGACACTCCTTCAGCAGACCAGAGTTTGCGGCCGACTCATAGATTTGGTCGATGAGGTTCATCACGCCACCGTCAGCTTCACCAGCACCCCAGGGCGATGGCACATCGGCAGCGGATTGGACTGCGTGTGCAGGTCGGTGCCCCGGTCGAACTTGCGCGGCTCCTGCTTGGCGTACAGCGGCTGGCCGACCGTGTTGACGGTCTCGTTGAAGTCCGCCGGTGCGAAGTAGGTGCCGAAGGTGTCGATGGTGCCCAACGGGAAGGCATGGGCCTCGCCAGCGGCGATGAAGCGGCGGGCAGTGCCGCTGGCATCGGTGGCCTGCCCCCGGTACTCCTCGAAAGTAATCCCGCCGTAGGTGAAGCCGCGACGCACGTCGTTGATGAGGATGGCCCCGTTCTGCCAGTTCTCGAAGGCCTTCTCGACCTTGGCATGACCGGTGAGCGCGGCGAAGAACTCCGGTGAGCACAGGCAGTGGACGCCGTTCATGAACTCGCCTTTGAGGTTCTCCTCGATGGTTGCCAGCACCGTGGTGCATTTGGCCTTGACGTTGGTGCCTGCCGTGCCCAGCTCGAAGGCCACCGCCTGTTGGGTGATATCGAAGGCATCGAACAGGTCGTAGAGCACCGAGCCGTCCGCGTCGAGGATCACGCCCTTGAGTGCGCCCATGCGCAGGTGCTCCAGCGTGATCGCATGCTTGTTGCGCATGGTTTCCAAATGGCGTGCGATCACGCCCGCGACCGTCTCGGTTTCCGTTTCCGAACCGAAGGCGCGGATGCCTTGCACTTCTTCGGGCAGCACGACGTCGTCGTGCGGAATGTGCGGCACCACGAAGGAGCGCAGCTTACGCTTGCCGCGCACGCCGACCGTGCCAGGCGAACCCGGCGGCAGCGTGGGCAGCAGGTTGAGCACGCCGTTCATTTCCTCGACGACGATCTGGCGCTGACGTACCGGCTTGGACGGCATCAGGTTCAGTTCTTCCAGACGCCCGTACCGGTTGGGCAGGATGTTGATGGCAGCGGTCAGCGCCGTCATCGAAAAGGCGGGATTGCTGAAGGGGTTGTTCATGGTCAAGCTCCTTGGCGGACGAGCACGCCCAGCGCCTTGAGCTGCGCAATGGCGGTGAGTTTTTCGGCGGTGGTGATGGCGTCGGGCCACGCGAGCGCGTGGTGGGCGACGATGGCGTGGCGCGCAACGACGAGACCGTCATCGCGGTCGATCAAGGTGGCGTCGCAGGTCTGCAGCAGCACGCCAGCGGCGACCTGCGAGCCATCCTCGGCGGAAGGGTCGATCTGTTTGAACTTCCCGGTGGCGGTAACGAGGCCGACGACCGTGCCCAGCGGCAGGTTCTGGCCCGATGCGACGGTGACACGGTCGCGCGAGTAAAGGTTTGAGGCTTCGTACTTGAGCAGGTCGCCCAGGTTCAGAAGTTCGGCAAGAGCGGGCATCTCAGATCTCCTTCTTGGTGGATTGCGCCGCGATCCGCTTGGCGGCGTCGATCAGCGGACTGGTGGCGGAAATACGCGCAGCATCGGCCGCCGAATCGGGTCGGATCAGGCTGGTGATTTCGGGACTGGCTTCGGCCTGTGCTGAGAGCAGTTGGCTGCGCACCTTGGCGGGCGAGGACTGGGCTTCGAGAAAGCCAGCGATCAGGTCAGTGCGCCCGGCCAGCGTGCAGGTCTGGGCGATTTCGACGGCGTCCGCCACGCTCAGCGCGGTGGCGGTGGCGGTGGCGGACGGTTGAGGATGACTGCCAGCAGGATCAGCAAGAGGCCGATCAGGAGCAGCGGGGTCGGTTCGATCATTCATGGAAGACTCCATCTGGTGGTTGCGAAGAAAGCCCGCTTGGCTGGCCGGAGCCACCTGAGTCGGGAGTGGGGAAAGCGATTGCGTGAGTTGCGTGAGCGCGTCGTCGAGACTGCCGACGGCATCGGCAAGACCGGTGGCGACGGCATCCGGGCCGAAGAACAGACCCGCTTCCGTGGCGCGCACGGTGTCCGCATCGAGGCCGCGATGGCGCGCGACCGTCTCGACGAACAGGTCATAGATGCGGTCCACCTCGGCCTTGAGGACGACGTGGGCTTCGTTGGAGATCGGTTCGTGCGGGTTGAGGTCGTTCTTGCGTTCGCCCGCGAACACGGCGGTGTAGCGAACGCCGTCCTGGGCGTCCTTCACCGACTGATCGACGTGCATGGCGATGACGCCGATCGAGCCGACGCCTCCGGTTCGCGCGACAAACACGCGGGTGGCGGCTGACGCCAGCGCATAGGCTGCAGAGAACGCCATGTCGTTGGCCACGGCCCAGACGGGCTTCACTTCCGACGCCGCGCGGATGCGGTCAGCCAGATCGAACACGCCGCCCGACTCGCCACCCGGCGAATCGATGTCGAGCAGGATCGCGGCGATCTCAGGGCTGGCCAGCGCCGCATCCAGTTGCGCGGCGATGCCGGTGTAGCTGGCGAGGCCCGATTCGGCTTCGATGCCCGAGGTTCGGCGCACCAGCGTGCCGTGGATCGGGATGACGGCGACCTTGCCGCTCGGAGGCCCGGGCGCGCGGGCCGCAGGCGTGTAACCCACGGGCGCGGCGAGGTCGGCGAGGCCGATGCGCGCACCGAGCACCGAAAGGATGACGTCGAGTTTCGGGCGATGGATCGCCAGCGGCACGCCGAACAGGCGCGCCGCTAGATGAGGTAGCACGGTCATGGGAATCCTTGTGGAAGGCGGTCTGCCAGCCGTTCAGGAAGACGTTTGGCTGCCGGTGATGTCCGGCGCGTTGGCGCTGCGGTTGGGTTCGGCGCTGCCGCCGTCTTTGGACGTGTAGCGAGGGTCGGAGTCGAAGATCAAGCCGAGGTCGTCGGCGCGCTGGTTGTCGGCCGCAATCTCGCGGTCGACGTCTTCGGCGTCGTACCCATTGGCCGAGATGGCTTCCGAGCGGCTCATCAGGCCCGCGCGGATGGCCAGCAACATCGCCTTGAATTCCTTCTCCGGATCGACCCACTGCCAGCCCTGGGGAATCCACTTCACCTGCAGGTACTGGCGGCGACGCGCCGTCCCGCCACGCGCGAAGCCCGGCGCTTCGAGCGCACCAGCGAGCACGGCCTGCTTCATCCAGGCGGCCCAGACCGGGCGGCACATCTGATGTACCAGCACGCCGTGCTGCACCATCTCGCACCGACGCCGAAACTCCAGCATCCCGGCTCGGATGGACGAGTAGTTCACGCCCGTCAGATCGCCGGTCAGTTGCTCGTAGGTGATGCCGATGGCTGCGGCGACGGCCCGGAACTGCGTGCGCAGGAACTCGCCATACGAGCCGCCGACGTCGGCCGGGTCGGAGAACTTGATGTCCTCGCCGGGCTCCAGAATCTGCAGTGTTCCCGGCTCCAGCCCGGCCAGCGCGATGCCATCGCTGTCGGCAGCGCCTTCCCCCATCAGGTTGTCCTCTGGGTTCTGGCGGGTCACGAACCCGGCGAACATCGCAGCGGTTTTTTTGCGCACCAACTCGGCGTCGTCATACTGGTCGAGCTCGTTGAGCTTGACCAGGGCCCGCGACAACCACGGCTCACCTCGGATCTGGCCCGGACGCAGCACACGGAACAGGTGGATGATTTCCTTTGCATCGATGCGCACCGTGTCCATGCCACCCTGGCCCGACATCGGGGCCAGTCGCCCGTCTTCGGGGTGCGAGCGGTACAGGTGGTAGGCCACGCGGCGACCGAGGCTGTCGAACTCGATTCCGGAGCGCACCACGTTGCCCGAGGGCAGATCGGTGTTCAGATGGATCGGCAGGTGCTCGGGCTCCAGCAACTGGAGCTGCAGGGGCACCACCAGCCCATCTTCCGGACGGCGTGGCCGCAGGCGGATCAGGCATTCGCCGCCTTCGAGCATCGCGCGGCAGGCCAAGGCTTGCAGGCCGTAGAAGTCGGTCTGCCCGGCGGCGTCGGCCTCCGCCGTCCAGTCGCGCCACAGCGCCTGCACTTCAGCCTTGAACGCCTCGTCGGGCGACAGGCTCTGGGGCTTGATGCCGGTGCCGACCGCGTTGGCGACGAAGGCTTCGATACCGGCCTGCGCCCAGGCATTGCGGCGCACGAGGTCACGGCTCTTGCCACGCAGTTCGGCATTGGTCGCCAGCATTGCCGCGACCGCGCCGGGGTTGCCGGGCATCCACGCCAGCGAGCGACGGCCACGGCCCGCCGCTTCGTGAACCGGAGACTGACCGAAGAGGCTTCGAATCTTGGAATACCAAGCCATCAGAACCCCTTCGAGGTCGTGACCCGGATCTGGCGCGGTGCGCCAGGCAAGAGGCCGGTTTCGGCTGCCTGCTGCAACAGGCCGCGCTTGACCTCGCGAATCGCGGCCTTCAGGTCATCGACCGAGCGGTACTCGACTGTCTTGTCGCCGAAGGTGACGCGGTGTTCGCCCTTGGCGAGCGCGGATTCCAGCGCCTGGAGTTGGACTTCTGTGTAGGCCATCAGCGGTACACCACGAGATTGATTTCGGAGGAGTCGTCGAACGACGCTGCGGTCGTCGCGCAGGAGATGTCGACGTACTGGGCCGTCTTTAGGTCGGAGCTGGCGCGCACGACGGCTACGCGCTGCTGACCGGTGTTGGTGCTGCTGCGGGCGAGCGCCGTCCAGCAGTAGTTCGCATCCGGCATCGCCACGGCGAAATGCACGCGGTACCGGCCCGCCGCCGTGCGCACGACGCTGGCCACATTGCGCGCACTGGCGATCACGACCTGACCGCCCACGTAGCCGAAGCTGACCCACACCCGGGCGAGGCCTGGATGCGTGGCGTCGATCTTGGTCTTGACCTCGAAACCAATGCGCGCCGCCAGTGCGCCAATGCTGGACGCGAGGCTCATCAGGCCAGCGCTCCGTCAAAGATCACGACGAAGTCGGTATCGGTGTTCCCGACATCGCTGGCCGCCACCGCACCGATGTTGGTGCGGGCCTGCAGTTGCTCGGCCACCGTCAGGGTCTGCGCCGCGTCGAAACGCACGCGCAGATTGACTGCGGCCAGAAGCGCATCCAGTCCCGTGGTGCCGTTCTGCAGCAACTGCTGGATTTCCACCAGGGTGTCGTAGGCGGCGTCCGCGCCACCCAAAATGTCGGCCTTGAGCGCGTCGAGCAGCGACACGATCTTGTTCGACGAGTAGGTGCTGGAGGTGGCGATCTGGCTGTCGTCGATGGCGGTGGCGGACAGCACCGCCGCCTTCAGTTCGTTGATCGCCGCGACCAGACTCGACTTGTCGGTGGTGGACAGGCCAGCGAGATTGCCCGCCGTCGCCCGGACGTCGTTGAACTCCTGGGCGACCCGGATGACCAGGCTCTCGATACGGGTGGCAAGACTCATGAAAACTCCTCTGAAAATCAGGACAGCCAGCGGGGATCAGCGAAGCCAGCGGCTTCGGATGACCCGCCGCCGTGAT